CTTGCATTACTTTTAATAACCATTTTGTCAAAAGCTTCACTGTTTCTAACTTGTCCTGATAAATTACTAATACCATCTACTAAAGTATCCATAGGATTTTTAGTTTTACCTAATAATCTTTCTATAATTTTTCTATCCATACCCGTAACTTCATCTAAGTTAGTAGTTACTGTTTCAACAAAAGACTTATCAGCTGTTGCTAAATCATCGGCAACTGATGCTTTAAAGAATTTAGGTAAGCTTCCAAACTTAACTGTGCCTGGTCTAACAGCAGACGCTGTAATAAAACCTTTGTCTTGTGTAGCAGTTTCCCACGTTTCTTTAACTAATCTTTCAAATACATCATCACCTATTTGTCCTGGTCCATTACCTACATTATATCCTTTTTGTCTTGCAACTCTTTTATAATAGTTCATTGTTTTTTTTAACAACTGTTTAGTAGGTGGATAATTAACAGCTGTAGTAAATTGATTTTTATTATTTTTAAATACTTGATAACCTCTGTCGACAACGTTAGTTAAAGATTCTTCTACAGCTTCTCTAAATTTTACAAAAGAATCAGGATCTAATCTTCTACCTATTGCTGTAAGTTGTTCTGCAAATTTTTCTCTACCTGAAGTTAAAGTATTAAATAAGTTTCTAACTTGTGGTGCTGTTGCTTTGTATTCTTTAATAAATTTTTTACCTAATGCTTTTACTTTGTCAGGATTCATAGGTTCAATACTTACTTTCACCTCTTTAATAGGTTTACCTTGCAAATCAAATTGTCTAATATCTTCCATTATTTCTTTACCAGTTTTAGGATCTTTTATAGTTTCTCCTAATTCTTTATTCCATTTAGGAACTTCATCTGGTAATGGGAGAAGAGGATCTCTGTTTTCTAATAATCCTTTTCCGCTTTTAAAAGGAGCTCCTTCTTTAGGATCTATTTTTATTTTTGTAACCTCATCAAACATAGGCATCATTCGACCACCCTTACCACTACCTGATGTCAATAAATCATTTAATTCTAACATCATTTGATTTTGTATTTTAGGTTCTGCAATTTTATTGCCAGCTATCTTGCCATATTTTCTAGCAACATCTTTAGTAACACCTTCTATAGTATCTTTCATAGTTACAGCTTCTAATAAGTCTGCATCTATATCACCACGTCTTGCGTTGTTGATTAAAAATTGATCTATGTCTTGACCACTTCTAGATCTTATTCCTTTAGAAATAGTCTCTAAAAATTTATTCATCTTACCAGTAATGGCTCTACCAGTTCCTGTTTGATTTTTTAATTGTGAAGCACCCATACCTATACCACCAATTAATCCTGCAAATCCTACACCCTCAGTACCAAATTTTATTCTGTTTAATATTTCTGCATAAGGAGAACTTGAATCTCTATCTAATTGAGTAGGACCACCCATAAAATCTCCAAACGTTCCTGCTCCTTCTACATCTCCTACAAAAAGTGCATCGGATACACCTGTGGCTAAAGAACCTTTACCAATTCTTCTAGCTTTTTCCATTGTACTTAAATATTTACCAGATTGTTTTGCTGCAGCTGTAGCTTTAGCTAGGCCAGATGCCATGTTAAATGCAGGCACCCCTGGTACACCAAGGTTAACAATTAGTTCTGTAATTTTACCAGCAGCTGTTGCGTTTGCTGCTTCATCAAAAGGATTTATCTTAGCAAAAAAATCTTCTACTGCTTCTGCTCTGTCTTTATCTACACCTAAATCTAATAGAGTTGCACCTAGTGTTGTTATACCTTCAGCAATTTTAAATAAACCAGAAGGGATCGCTGCCAACATAGATGTATACCAGGCAGAATCTTCACTACCAAAGTTAAAATCTTCACCAGCATTAGATATTGAACCACCTTTTTGTGATGCTTGCCATTCTTCTAAAGTAGCCATAAACTATGCCTCCTTTCTAAATTCCACTAAATGGTAATACTTTTGTTTCTGTCTCTGAAATTTTTTCAATGATTGTTTTAGCACCTTTGTGAGTTACAATGTTTATTCCAATCTCTAAATCTTTTGGTTTAATTTTAGTAGGATCTTTAGTTATAGCAAATATGTCTGAACGACCTGTTCTAAATTTTAATAATGCTTTAATAGCTTTGTTACTATTAGGTTCTATTTTATATGCTGTTGCAATTTTTCTTAAAATGTCAGTATTACTATCATCTGCTTGTGGTGTTAGTTTTCTTTCTTTTGCATCTAATTCATAATCTATTTTTTTAGTTAACAACTCACCTTGTTCTTTAGCTCTTTTACCAGCTACGTAATCATTAATCGCTAGACCTGCTGCAGTTTGTTTAATTTTTTCACTTCTACTTGGACCTGCTGCTGACTCTGCTCTAACATAGTTTTGGAATTTTTCACCTAAAGTGTTTCCACCAGAACCAGAGAATCTTAATAACATGTCACCAATGTCTTGACCTCTTGCTTTGTCTGAACCTAATAGTTCAGCAAATAATTTTTGGTTTGCTGCGATTGCATCTTTAGCATTTAATTCTGTTGTTTCTTCTCCCTCTCCCTCTCCTGTACCTGTACCTAAATCTTCTATTTCACTTACACTCATGCCACCCATATCAGCACCACCACCTTTTCCTGTAACTCCATCTGATTCAGCATCTAATCTTTCTTGTATTTTGTCAGTCTCAATTTTTTTCATGTCTCTATTATAGTCTTCTCTATCATAGTCAGAAAAAGGCATATTTAATTTTACTATTGGACTTGGTTCAATTTCTGACTGATCTTTATAAGCTCGTATTTCTTTGGTTCCGCCTTTACCATCTGGAACAGTTACAGTTTCCGTTTGATCAAAATCACTATCCATTCCTGAAAAATCTATATCTTCTATGACTTCAGATTTACCAGTCTCTTCTACACCTGGAACATTTACTGATCTAGGAGCTACTGCACCAGATGGATATAAGTCTGATCCTAATGTTAGTTGAGGTAAATTAACAGTTGATCCACCGCTTATGGCAGCACTAGGTACTCCAAAATCTTTAGTAAGACTTTTTATAAATCTTTCATTAGCTGTTTCATTATAACCACCAGGTAAATCAACTATACCACCTCTTATATTACCACCCATTCTATAACCTGGTACTAATGGTGCAGTTATTCCCATACCATAACTATCCACGGTCCCGCCGCCTCTAAACATTGGTCGTCTTAAAATTCTACTCATTATCCGAACAGTCCTAGTTTGCCCATGATACCTGCGCCACCTGCTGCTCCTGTTAAAAAGTTAGTCATAGGACTAGCTGGTGCTGCTGGAGGTGCATAACCTACAGTTTGCGAAGCAAAGGCTCCTGGTTGTATTTGTGCTAGTTGTTGTCCAACTAAACCTAATCTTGTAAACTCTTCAAACTCTTTTTCTCTATTTGCAATTTGTGTTGCATCTAGTTGAGCTTGTTCAAAACCTTGTTGTGCTGAACCTAATTGTTGTTGATAAGTACCTAAACCTTGTTGTGCTGCAAGGTCTGCTCCTCTAGCAGCTCTTGCTTCTTGAAATCCTTGATTTAATAATTGTGCTTGTAACTGTGCTCTGTTCATTTGATTGTTTCTCATAGCTTCAGCTTGCATAACACCTTCTCTACCACCACCATAAGCACCTCTAGATATAGCAGAATCTCTTAAACCTTGTTGTTGTACTGCAGCATTTCTATCAAACTCTGCAAGTGATGCGTCTATCACTTGTTGTTGATAAGGTGACATGTAAGAAGCAATAGAACCAGCTTGATCAGCGGCCCCCGCGCCTGTACCAGTTAATGCACCTAAACCAGCCGCGGCTGTTTCTGCACCTGTTTGTAAAGTATTTCTTGCTGCAACTTTTGGAGCGTATGCAGCTGTGTTAATTGCCTGTCCACCAAGTGGATCTAATTTTTTAAGAAAGGCTGTAAGCGATCCTTCGAGTGTAGGGTTTACGAGTTGCCTTGTTTCTGTTACTGCCATTATGCTCTAGCCTCTAGGTTGTTCATTAATTCATACATACGTTTTGCTCCTTTATTAACGTTTCCTCCACCTGCTGCTCGTACTGCATCTGCAGTCATTACAAATTCATTCTTACTTACTCTTGCTGGGACATCATCAGCTCTTTCTTTTGATCCCATAGGAATAAATCCACCACCTCTATAATCCATTTCTATACCATCTGGTAGCACACTTCCACCCATATTATATTCCATAATACCACCATCTGCTGCTTTTTGTACACGTTGAGGTTTGACTATCATAGCAATTAATTCGTCAATTGTCTCGTTTCCTCTTAACTTTTTACCAATAAATAATTCTGCTTTTTCGTAATCAATTCCACCACCTGGTTTTCTAATTCTACTAATTAATTCTGCTGCTTGTAAACCTGCTGGCATTTCAGCTAAATTTTTGTACATACCATAACCGCCAGAACCCATTGTATCTCTAGTTCTAATAGCTGGATCTATAATACTTTTATCTACTGTTTGTAAAAAGTCTGCTGTAATAGGACCATCTCTAAATACTTCTTTTTGTTTAGCAAGATCTACAACTTCATCACCCATACCAACTAAAGATTTTATACCTCTACCAAAACCACCTGAAACAAAAGGTTTTCTACCCATCATACCACCATTAGCTGCAAACTCTTCTGTCATTTCTTCTGTCATAGAAGATATCTGACTTCCTTTACCATATTTTTGTCTGTAGTAATCCATTAATTCATCATAGTCATTTGGTTTTCTACCTTTAAGTTCCATAAATTCTTGCATTAATTCTTCGATTGGTATTTGCATATCTTGTGCTGTTTCTAAGTTTGATGTTAATTCTTTATCTGCAACTTTTTGTACAGCTGCTGGTATACCACCAAATTCTAAACCTACTCTACCACCATTTCTTAAACCTAATTCAGCTAAAGTTTCGTCAATTAATTCTTCGGGATGATTGTAAGCTCTCATCGCTGCAAGGATAGCTTCTCTTCTACCTGCATCTGTTCCTAATGCACCTTGTTCTTCGTTATATGCTGCTAATGCTTTTTCATATTCTTTCATTGCTGCGTTTGCTTCAAACTTCATAGCTTCTCCTGTAGCTTGTGTAACAGGCACTGCTAAAGCATTTAATGCATTTTTCATTGTTAACTCTGTGCCACCAGGAGCTAATATATCAGCTGCTCCTCCACTACCTTTAGCTGCTGATAAGAAATCAGCTCCTTTAGCTAAACTTGTTAAACCAAAATCTCCTGCTTTTTGTAAAAAATTTCTGTTAGACATAAGTCTATCTAATCCCATAGGATTTGTAGTTCCTGCTCTTCCTGTAGTTGTTAAACTTCTTAAACCTTCTCCTGCTCCTGGAGCAGTAAGCGCACCTGTACCTGAAGCCATTGCTAAAGATAATAAATCTACATCTCCCTCATTGCCTTCTTGTGCTAATTGAGATGCTAAATTTGCACCTCCTGAAAGTAAAGCTCTACTAACAATAGGATTTAAACTTCCCAAACCAAAACTAGCTGGTGCTAAAAAAGGTACAGCAGCTGCAGCGTAAGGTAAGAAAGGTTTTATCTCATTAGGTACGACTTTATCTAATACCTTTGAGACAGGTTTAGTTACTTTTCTGATTATCTTTTTAAAAAATCCCATATTTATCTATATTTTATTGTTGAAAAGCAAGTTCGCAAGACTTGTATATAGGCGATTGTACCACAATTTACTAGAGTTTTTACGTCTAGTCAACCAACTTACATTTGACTAGACCCACCAAGAGGAGGCATTTCTGCTATCTTTATTTCAACATCTCTCTTAATATGGTCTTTAGTAGTGCTTGTATGTGGGCTGTTAATATCGTCTTCTGCTTCTTTTTCTGAAAGATACTCTCTCCCAGTTTCTTTATGAGTAATAGTCATTATTACTTCAGGTGTAATAACTGGTATAGTTTTACCATCTATTTGTTTTTCATATATTTTTTCTGATTTTTGTTTTACAAATGGCATTATAAATCCTCCCTGTTTATTTCTAATATAGAAACTACAGCAAATAATCTATCTGCAGTAGTCGCTGTCATTCTTAATATTTCACCTTCCATCATAATTAATGGTTCTGTTATCAATTGTAATGATTGATTGGCTGTTATTGATTGTGCTTTAAATAAATTAAATACTGCACTTCCTGCTGATGTTGGTGTAACTAAATCAACTTGAATAGTATCTCCACTACCTGAATCATCTGTTACTAAAATAGATTTTATAATAGCTCTAGAGTTTTCTGGAACTGTATATACAGAAACATTACCTGTACCGGTAAAATCGTGTTTTGCATTTTTATAAATATTAGCCATTTAATTTATAAACCAAGTAAACCTTTCTTGGTCTTCTTTTAATTGTGTTAGGTATGTAGCATTTAATTGTTCTACAATCAAACTGATAGATCTGTTAATTTGTCTTTGATTATCTTCACTATATTCTTTTCTAGGTTCAGGTAATCTTACTACTATTTTTGTCATTATCCTCTCCTTCCATCTGGTTGTAAATCTACTTGAAATGTACCAAATCTCCAAGATTCACCGGCTGCTGTATTAGCTAGTTTTAAATTTGCATATCTGCCTCTAGCACGTGTATCAACTTTTGTAGTAGTTGATGTAATAGTAAAAGGACTTAACGCAGTTTTTTCATCATCATCAGCAGGAAAATCTTTAACTGAAATAGTAACTTGATTATTACCTGTTAACACTTTGAAGTTAGGTAAAAATCTACGCATAGCTAAAAAAACTTCACTTTGATTTGCTTGTAATGAAAAACTAAATGATTGAATAAAAGATTCTAAAGCAGTTGTACTTCCATCAGGATTAACTTGATCTGTGCCTGTTTCCTGTGCAAAATAAGTTGTACTACCTAAACCTGACTGACCTACTACAACAGGAAAAGTACCTGTACCTGTGTTGTCATAAGCAGTAGCATAAGGTTGAGGATAAATAAGTGTATCCATCCAAGTTGTTCTATTAAAATTTGTATTAGTATTTGTAGCCCATGTGCCTAATGGTGGTTGTTTAGCTTCACCATAATTATAACTAACAGATCTATTATTAAATTCAGATCCTGAAGAAGGATACCACCAAATAACTTCTGTAAATAAATTGTTTAATCCTGCACATACTTGTTGACCTTTAGTTGTATCAACATCATCAAATACATAATCTTCAACAGAACAAGGTAGTGAGTTAACTGTACCATCAAATGCAAAGAAACCATTGTTAGACATCCAGTAAGCAACACCATCAATTTCAACTGCTGCATTTTTACCAATTAATCCACAGTTAGTACCAACTTGTTCAAAGCCAAATGTAAATGGAGCTCCAACAAATTTCATTGTGTACAATGCATTGTTAGTCCAAATCAAAATATTTTCTTTAGCAATCAACGCTCCAACAATTTTAGTTCCGTCTTGCAGTCTTTGTGTGCCTGCAGAATTAGTAGCAAGAGGAGTAAATTGGTTTAATTGTTCTCCAGTAGAAAATCTAATAAACATATCATCTTGAGTATCAGGATCACCAATAGTTGTTTCAGTTCCCATATGAATTAAGTGTCTTGTTGTCGGAGATACTAATGTTAATCTTGATGCTGTAGGATTTCCTACGGCTTCACCATTATCACCTCCTAAAGTATTTGTTGAATCTAATGTACCAAGTGCAGTGTAGTATTCAGAATTTTGTATAGTGCTTGACCCTGGAGATAAAGTTTTTCTAGATGCTCTTACACTTAATCTAGAAGATGCAGATGCATCCCATGCATAAGTTTTACCATTTGCAATAGTTGCAATTAATACATCACCCCAGTTTGTTAAAGACCAAAGACCAGGTTCTAATTGTACTGTAGAAGCATTTACTGCTGAACCCCAACCATTAAAGTTAGTAGCATTGGTAACTGTTTCACCATCACTATGTGCTTGACCATTAGAAGTTCCAGTTGTTGCTGTTCCTAATGCACCTCTAGTTATACCGGTAAGTTCATTACCAGCTACACCTGTATAAGTTATTAATTCATTTTCTATAGCTATTGTACCAGCTGTTGGAAATCCTGTTGTAGACGTTAATCTAATTTGTGTAGCAGAACCATTGTTACCTTGAGTATCCGCGGCCAGCGCTCCATCTAAATCGTTTGTTACAACACCTGTTACAGTTCCACCATATAATCCCGCACCATATCCATAACCATAGGATTGTGCACTTGGACCAATATTTGCAAAAGGTTTAACTGTACAAGAACTTCCAGAAGTTAAATCTGAACCTCCTCCACCTGTCTCAGCACTTGGAGAAGTAATTGTAAATGTTGTTGATGAAGGTACTGTTATAACTTGACAAATTTTATCTTCAAAGTTTGATGCTGAAATACTAGAACTTGTAGGCATCGTTACTGCATCTAATTCAACCATATCACCATCTATTAATCCATGGGCACTTGTTGTTGTAATTGTAATTGCTGTTCCTCTAGTTGTACTAGTAGTAAGAGTAGAACCAGTAAAAGTAGTTAATACTCCGGCATTATTATCTACAAAAGGAGTAATATCAAAAAGTTGTCCTTCAAAATATATAAGTAAAAATTTATCTGTACCAATAGCTACATATCTATTTCCTTCTTTATCTACAAAAGAATGTTGTGCTCTTGCTACACCTTGCATTGTGTCTGTAAGTAAAGAAGACCACCCACCTATTTTTTCTGGAAGACCGTATCTAAATCTAGCAAGATCTGAATCAGTCCATCGTCCTTCTGCTCCAACACTAGTGTCTTGTTTGTCTATTCCGGGAGCAAACTTTATTTCAGTGAGCATCTAGTTGCTCCTATGAATTCGTTGATTGTTTTTGCCAGCCTTTAGTGCTGTTTGTGTAAACTAAAGTTACTGCTTGGTTATTAGTAGATAATGTAAGATTAGAAGCTGCACCTTGAATAGGAGAACCATTTCTATCTACAGTACAATTGTTAGAAGCAAAACCTCCACTTAATGATGCATCCATAATAGTTACCGTATCACCTGCACTTGGCGACGCTGGTAGAGTAACTTGAATTGTACCTCCACCACCATTAGATGTTTCACCAAATACTACATCACCATTAACTGCAGTGTAAGGAGTATTAGTTCCTGTTTGAACTTGTACATTTCCTTGATTTAAAATTCCTGCAAGTTTCATAGAATTTGCAGTAGTGCCATCTGTATAAAATACACAAGTAGATCCGACAGGCACAGGAACAATTCCTGTTCCCGATCCACCTACATTTTGTACACCAATAGTATAATTACTATTAGATCTTGTTGTACTATCTTTAACTATAAAAACTCTTTCGGCACCTGTTGGCATAGTAATAACTCTACTAGCTGCTAAAGTACCAGTAACTTCTATCATTAAATTTTTACCAGTTGCAGTAGAATCTCCTAATGCAGAACCGTTATCTAAATTTAATGTTAAATTAGCAGCAGCAATACTTACTGTGTAATAACCACTAGCTGATAATTCTAAAATTTGTAAATTGTTATTTGTAATTGTACCCCATAGACCAGCTTTTTCACCGGTTGCTATAAGTTCTAATTGTAAATCTGATGAGTATGTTGATGCCATAATTTAATAAGGTTCTATTTCTGTCCAAACGTTGTTTGCACCTGGAATAATTGGGTTCCAAGTAATTACCCCTACGTCATTAGATGAGATAGTTAATTGATTATCTGTCACATCTATATTCGCTCCACCTGTTATTGTAACACTGCTAGCTTTTAAAGTCAAAGGCATTCCAGCAATATTAACATCTACAGAAGAAGAGGCCGTAACTAAAGCAGAATTTAAATTTAAAGGAGAAGCTGTAATATTTACATTAGCATTTGCTGTAAGTGTAACTGCTCCACTAGCTAAAGTTAATGGATTTCCAGGAGGAAATATATTAGCGGCTTCACCAGTGGCTATAGTAGCTCCTACTGATATAGTTAATGCATTTCCAGTAACATTAATTACAACATTGCCTTCATTGCCTGAAGCGGCAAATGGTAATGCTGATATTGCGTCAAATCCTAAACTCATAAATAATCCTTAAAAGGAGACAGGGGGTATGTGGTGGTGCCCTGCCTCCATCTAAAGATTATATCATCGTTTAAACCAAGAAGGAAGACCTAAATGTGGACGCTTGTCAAACATATTATCTTTTGCTCCAGGTGTTTTACGGTTGTTATAATGCAAAAATACTTGAACGCATTCTTTTCCTTTAAATTTATTTCGCCAATGCTCTAGCTCACAACCAGAATAAACCAGCATATCTCCTGGTTTTAAATCTACTTTGATACCTTTCTTACCAACTTCTCCAGATGGTTCTAAATATATTGGCCAATCATCACCAGCAAGATTCATAGTCGTAGATATCTCACAACTAAATCTATCTTTGTGTCTTTTTAATTCATCACCTTTTTTATAAATTCTTGCATAAGTATAAGCTGGGTATAATTTTAATCCTGTTACCTTTTCCATTTCTGGTTGGCATTTTAACATTAAAGTTTCCATAGCCACATTAGCATATTGAGAATAAGTGTGTGGAATCTGCTCGTTTTCATTTTCATAATACCCTATAATATTTTCAAAAGGTGAAATATATCTTGTAGCTCTACAAGTATCATATACTTGCTTTTGCATTAAAAAATAATTTGCAACAAAAGCCGCTAGGTCTTTTGATATAGCTTGTCTAATTACTGTATACTTTTTCTTTTTAAACATCTTTAGCCATTTCTTTTGGCACCGCTTGTATATTCCAATGTATAAATCTAAAAGGCTCTTTACCAAAGTCTACACTAAACTCGTGTTCTAAATAACCTGGAAATATAACTAATGTTCCAGGCTTTGGACGTAAATGAAATTGTTCGTGACCTGCCCACACACCTTTTAAGGTTGGTTTCATTTTTAACTTTGTGCATCTTGCACCTGTTTTCGGTTCGTGAAATACAGGATAAGAAGTTTTGTCACTACACTTTAAAAAGTAAAAACCTGATACGTGTTGGTTCCAATGTATATGTGCAGAGTGATGACCCCCACCTTTTTTAGCAAACTCTTGTACCCACAACTCGCTAAACATAGTTGTATATTGTGACATATCATAACCTTGATGATCTAAATACTCCCAAGATTTTTGACCAATGTAGTTTCTAAAATCTAAAAAATCATTGTCAGCTGTAAGTGGTGTTGAATGATAACTTCTTCCAAAATCACCGTGTTGTTTTATAAATTTTTTTTCTCTTGTTCTCGCATCCTTAATATATTTGTTAGATGCTTTAGTTAAAGATTTTACAAACTCTGGTTTTTCCTCACTCCATATTATAGTTGGAAAATAACTATTTATAAACATTATCTAAAAGGCCTTCCTAAATGCCAGACAACAAGACTATATCTTGTACCTGATGTTACTGGTTTAACTCTGTGCCACACAAAACTAGGAAATACAATAATAGATCCTTTTGGTAATATTTCTTTACATTGTATTCTATGTTTTGATTCGTCTCTCATATGTGGATCATAGTTTCTAAAATCAAACTCTAATTCTCCACCTTTGTATTCTGAACCATCTGTTAATTGACAAGTCATAGATAGTTTTCTAATTCTTCCGTGTTCTGGATTGTTAGGATCTTTTCTATCATAAGGTTTATCCCAACTATCGCAGTGCCAATCATAATATTGATTGTGTTTATATTTTGTAAACTGACACGATTCCGATCTTTCCCAATCAAAGTTCCAACCAGCATTTCTATTAGCTTCGTGAACATATGGGTGTAATTCTTTGTATATCCAAGTATCATTTAACCAAACTAAATCAGAGTTTCTTTTTCTTTTTAAATCTTTTACTTCTTCTTTTTTTAATTTTCTATCACCATAGCCACCTGTTCTAGCCATTACTTCTTTTTGTGAATTTGCATAAGCTATAACATCATCACAAAACTTTGGTGTAAGTGCTGCAGGAAAATGCCAGTAGTAATTAGATATATTCATAAGTTATTGTTTGAACAAAGTTTAATGAATCTTTTTGATTATTAGTTAAGTAGTACATATTAGTAGATGGAAACATAATAAATTGATTATTAGTCAATGGTATATCCCAAGATCTACCTTTACGTCTGTTATCTTCAAAGTGTATTCGAACATTACAATCTTTGACTTTTACACCATATAATAATGTAAAGTCTGGAGAGTTACGTAGATCCACTGGATCAATATTTAGTAATGGAATTGTAGTCTCGCCGGGTTTATAAATATTACCCCACGTTTCTTTATTAATTAAATTAACACCATATTCAAGACCAACGTGATCTCGCATATAGGTATTTAACATATCCCAAGTTCTTGAAAATGGAAATTCTTTGTTTTGAATTACTGATTGTAAAATGTCGCCTGATAATTTATCTCGGTCAATGTCCCAATCTTTAGGCATCGCCACATCACCAAAATATAATGCTTGTTCTGTTAATACTTTCTTCTGCATACCACCACCATTTTTAATTTATGCTTTTAAGTCTGTCAAGTCCCAAGTTGTATTAGCTTCATTCCAGTTATAAACCCATTTGTGAGTATCAGCTGTATTTTGTGATTCTTGTTCAGCTGTTAATGCTGGAGCGTCACCAATTGGTGATTTCCAAGAAGCTGATTCAAGGTGTTTTACCCAAGAAGCATATGGTTTTTTTGGCCAGAAAATATTGTTATCTTCATCCCATTCATAGCCTATACCTGCGTAGTTACCTCTAAAAGGTGTTCCGCCTTCTGAATGTGTATTACCTGATGTATTGTAAGATGTTTGAATCCACATTTGTGCAGGCCAATTATTATGTGTTTCTAAATA